GCATTAGGGCTGACCGCCAAACAGCTCATCAATACCCTGCTCTACCAGACGGTCAGCAAATACGCGAAACACGAAACCAAAATCGTTGCGCCTGAGGCGCACAAAGGAGGTGAATAATGGCAGTTTACGGACTGCGTAAAATGCAGATTGGAAAAGAGACAACCTGGGGAACGGCAGTTACGCCTACTCTGGAACTGCGCGGCATCAGCGACCTATCGTTTGAGTTCGACCCCGCCATCGAGCTGAAGGGAGAAGTCGGACATTTCACGCCCAGCATCATCAAGGAACGCATCCCGGAGGTGAGCGCGTCGTTCGAGATGGACGTTTCTTATCAACACGTTCTTTATCCGCTGGCTATGGCTTTCGGCGAGCCGACTCCATCCGGCACGGGGCCTTATACCTGGACGTTCAACGCGCCGTATTCTGCGCCGTCCAGCCCGAAGTCTTTTACTGCCTATTATGGCTTCTCCGGCGCCGGGATTTACAAAGCCGCCGGGCTTCTGGCGAACAGCCTGACCATCTCCGGCAATGCCGATGAAGACGTGATGCTTTCCTTTGAAGGACTGGCGCGCACGCTGGAGACTCAGTCGATTTTCCAGACGTTGACGCTCGAAGATGTCCAGTACGTCTCCGTCCGGCACGGCTCGTTTTATCTCGACTCCTTCACGGGGACGATAAAGACAACCCAGGTGAACGGCACGCTGATTGAGTTCGAGCTTTCGGCGGACTTGGCGCGCCATCTCAAGAAGTTTATCTCCGGCGCGACCCAGCCCGAAAGCTACGGCGAGGGCGCCTGGGACATCGGATTGCGGATGGTTTATGAGTGGAACAGTACGTCTAAGACATTGCTGGATGAGCTGACCACCGGGACGGTAAAACGTCTTATTTGTGTCAGCTTCACGACCGGCAGCGGCGCCGGCGAACGTCTGTTTGAAATCCAGATGCCCGGCGTACTTGCCGAACCGGTTACGCTCTTTTCTGAGCGGGACGGCAATGCCACGGTCGAGATGAACTGGAAAGCCATCTACCAGTCCACGCTCGCAACGCAATTGAAAATCATTGTCAAGAACGATAAGAGTACGTTATGAGCGAGCAACCCCAAAACGAGAACGAAAACGAGAACGTTCGTGATATTCGGATTCACGTCCGGCCGGGTTTCACCCGCAGGCCCGGCACACTTCGCCTGCGCCAGAAGTTCTTTCGCCTGTCGGCGCAAGCTGCGGAGCTGGAAGAACTTGCGGCACAAAACGACAAGAAAGCGCAGAAAGAGGCTTTGAAGCTGTTCGTCAAATACGACATGCTCCTTGAGCATGTCTTGCGCATCGGGTGCGAAGTGGAGGGCGGAACGATTGATGAAGCTCTGGACAATCTCTCTGCCGATGAAGCCGACGAACTGTTCCGTCAGGTTCTCGGAATCGGCGGGAGCAGCCATTTTTTCGGGAGCAATACGAATGGGACTACGCCAGAAGCATCCTGATAATGGCCCAGGAATGGGGTACACCCCCCTGGGAGGTAGAAAGGGAGCTGTCGCTCTACTGGTATGAAGCATTCGTCAGGTTTACGCGAGAGCGCGACCGCGAACTGAAGAGACTGTCGCGCAAGAGGTGAAAATGGCCGGAGAAATCAGGGTACATATCATCGCCAAAGACCTTGCCTCCCCGGCCATCCGGGGAGTGGCTGGGTCTTTGCGGTCTCTGCAAGCCGAGGGACACGCGGTCGGCGGCGTGTTCGGCTTTTTGCGGGATGCGGCCGCTTCGGCGATGGGGTTTATCTCTGCAACAATTGTCAACAGCGGTGTGATGGCACTGCGCAATCTCGGCGCCGAAGCGCTGAACGCAACGATGAATTTTGAGAGCTTGAGTATCATGCTTGAGGGGATGGTGGCAAGGGACCTCAAGCGCGCGTCCGATGGAACGCTGTCCTATGGCGACGCGCTCAAACAAGCCGGGGGAGCGTCTCAAGAACTCTTGCAATGGATTGAACAATTAGCCATCCGCTCTCCGTATGCCACGTCTGCCGTGACGGAGAGCTTTGCCCAGATGGCGCGCTACGGCTTTCCTATCGAGGAAGCCAAAGCGATGACACAAGCACTGCTCGATATGGGCGCGGGCTCCGGCTTGACCACTGCCGAGCTCAACAGGGCTGCGTATGCTCTGGGGCAGATATATGCTTCCGACAAACTGCTCATCCAGGACTTGCGCCAGCTCATGAACGCCGGGATTGACGTGCGCTCGATTCTCGACCGCATGGGGGAGAGCTTCGAGAGCCTGCGGGAAAAGCAGGACAAAGGCGGAATCTCGACCAAGGCATTTCTCGAAGCCTTCCGCGAGGTGGCGGGCGAGGACTACGCCGGAAACCTCGAACGCATGACCAAATCCTGGGCAGGTCTGGCAGGCGCTTTGCAGGACGTGAAGGAAATCGGCTTGCGGAAACTGTTTCAAGGGACGCTGGAAGTCTTGCAGCCTCTGGTTGCTCGTTTTACGGAGTGGATTTTGGGTCCGGGACTGGCGCGCCTGGAAGCCATCGGAAAGAGCCTTGGCGAGCTGACAGACAAAATTATCCGCATCGGGACGGCATTCTTCCAGACCGGCCCGCTGTCGATAGAGTTTGCCGAATCGCTGCAGTTGGTCAGTGAGCGGTTCGGCGAGACCTACCGGGATAGGATAATCCCGGTGCTGGAGGATGTCTGGAGGAAGTTTTTGGAGTTCGGGGGGAAAATCAAGAACCTGTTCTCAACGCTTTTTGCCGAAGGGTTCTTCAGCGATGCCTTCCGCAAATCGGTTTATGACCTCTCTCCGCTTCTCGGCAAAGTTTATGACGACCTGTCATCCAGGCTAAAGCCGGCGATAGAGTGGATTATCGCCAACAGGGGAGCACTGCTTGAGACGGCAAAAGCCGTTGGGGCGGTGCTGCTGGCAGTCAAAGCCTTTTCCATCGTTTCAGGCGCTTTGTCGGGGCTCTCGGCTTTGCTTACGGCGCTGCTCTCCCCCATTGGGCTGCTCATCCTTACGGTTGGACTTCTCGCCTTCGCGTGGAACACAAACTTTGCCGGAATGCGTGACCAGTTGACGGCACTCTACAACGAGAGCATCCTGCCGACCTTTGAGGCGATGAGACTTAAATTCGGCGAACTGAGCTTATCCCTGTCACAGATGGGCATCGACTGGCAGAGGATTTGGGGCGTTATCACAGGCTATTTCGCGTTTGCATTTGTCAATATGCGTCATCAGTTTGGCATGGTTTTGGCGCTTATCCGCGGCGACTTTGACGCGTTCGGGATGCACTTGCGGGAGTGGTTGGTAAACATCGGAGAGAAAATCGTCTCCCCCCTTATCAAGTGGCTGACGGGGATAGAAATCGATGCTCGCAAAGCCATCACGGGTTTTGGGACTTATATTTGGATGGCGATGGAGCTTTTGACGCTCAAAGTTTCCGGCGCTATCGAGACCATGAAAGCCAATGTCATCAACGGCTTTATCGGCATGTATAACGCCGTTATCGGGCAGGTAAACCGCTTTGCGGGTATCGCCGATGGCGTTATCCAGAAAATCAAGTCCGCCTTCAGCCCGGCGAGATTTGTTGGCATCGGAAAAGACATCGTGGACGGCATCATCAAAGGAGTACTCGATAACGCTTACCGTATTGCGCTGGCTTTCAACGGAGCGCTCATCCCGGTTATCAATGCCATCAAGGCTCTTCTTGGCATCTCGTCGCCAAGTAAGGTGTTCGCCCAGATTGGGCAGCAGATGGCGGCCGGGCTTGCTTTGGGCTATCAGCGCGGTCTGGGAGAGATAGCACTCCCCGGTGTCAAGATGACCTCTCTGCCTGCCGCAACCCCGGCGCCGGTCAGTATCAGCGTTGTCATCAACGCTCAAGTGAGCAGTGATATTGATTTGCAGACTATGGCGCGGCGGGTAGCGGAGGAAATCCGCATGCGGGCGCTGCAAGGAAGAGGAGCAATTATCTGATGACCATCTTCCGCCTGCGCTTCGATGATGTCGTTCTGGCAAGCAAGACGCTGACCCTGACGGCGTCGAACGGCTACGGCGTGCTGGACTATGAATGCGGCGCAGAAGAGGACGCGCTGACGCTCGCTCTTCTTGGGACATCGACCACACAAAACCTTTCCCTGCTTGGAGACCTGGAATGGGTGGCCGAGCGGGTGAGGGATTACAATAAAAACTCCGGCTTTGCGCGTGTATATTTAGAACGTGACGTGAGCGACAGCGGCACAGATTATTACCGCACGCCGATTGATGACCTGCAGATTGAGCTTGACCGCGACTTTTACCGCGACCTGAACGGGCGCAAGCCGGAGGTGACGCTGAAAGTGAAACACCCGGCTTACTGGGAATCGGGCGAAGTTGGATTGAAAATGTACAACCCGCACGTCGCCGGCGACACGGCTTCCCCGATTCGGGTTGACAATCTGACGAGCAATCAGGGCGGGACGCTGGGAAACTTCTACAGCTATCTGACCTATAACTACGCCGCGCACACAAACGATTTTTCCAGCCATCTACCCTATCCGCTGAAAATCGAGTTGACCTCTCAAGACAGCAACGCCATCGATGCGGTTATCCTGACCGTTGGCAACCAGATGAACAGCGGGGACAAGAATCAGCGCGTCTTCGACGCAAAGGACGGCGCGGGCGGTACGCAAAAGCCAGGGACGGCAGACTATAACAATTATCAATACGGATATTACAAAGAGCTAAACGTTAGTACAAGCTGGTCGAGCGTGATAAGCTGGACGATTAGTGATTTACGCATGTTCGAGTACGACCCGCTTCTGGTACTGGCGCGGGTGCTCAATCCCTCGGCAAATGTGAGACTTGGGGTGCGCATCGGCAAAGGCTCGGCGGTTTTCTCAGAATGGCGGCAGACCGAAGCCGAATCTGTCGAACTGATAAAGACGGGCATTCTGCGCACTACCGCGCTTGACCTGAGCACAAAATACGACACGACTTACAATCTGTCCCTGCTTGCCATAGCAGGGACGAATACAACGCTCGAACTAGACTACTTGGAAATTTTTCCCGCTCAAGACCTGGTCGAGGTCTTTTCGGCTTCTGGGCGGGGTCTTGCAAACGGGGAGAAGCTTATCATCGATGGCGCAGAGCGCAGAGCATACGTCCAGGATGGCACTGGCAAAGTGATTGACCACTGGGTAATCCGGGGCGGGGGAAGTTTTACCTGCCTTCCGGGAACGGGCGCAGTAATCTATATCAAGATGCGCGGCGCGGGACATGTGTTGAAACGGGTCAACGCGCAGGTGTTTGCGAGAGCAAGGACGCGGGCATGATACGGGCAAAGATACTCAGCCGTCAATCGCTTTACGTGCTGTTCACGGAGGACGACCTGCGGGTTGAGCGCATGACCCTGGCCGCGTTCGGCGGATTGGTAAGCGCAGAGGTTATCCTGCCGTTTGCCGGAGTAGAGGAGGAATACTTAGCGCTTGTCGGCAACTACGTAGAGCTATGGGACGAGGAAGAGCTGGGACGCTGGGTCGGTCTGATTACCAACGTGCGCGTTCCGCATGGTCAGATGACCCTGCAGGCGAGCCTGGATGATATGGCTAACAGCGTCAAGGTGATTTCTGCCCTCGGCATGAAGAACGTCCAAACGGACTGGGTAGAAGATGTCGTGAGCATTGCCACATACGGGCGCAAGCAAAAGCTCCTGACCGTCTCGGAAAAGACCGAAGGCGAGACAAATACGCTGGCAGGCAAATACCTTGAACTGCACAAAGAGCCGAATATCGGATTGGACGTTGCCGGTATGGGCGGGGATGAGGTCGTCATCGGCGTTATCGGACTGATGCAGACCCTGGATTGGATGTACTATGCTAACGACAAAGGTTATGAGGGTTATTCCGAGACCGGTTCGGGCGGACGGGAAATCGGGGAAGATGACCGACCGAAGCTCGCGCAGCAGATACAACTATCGTCGACTTCCGGCTGGTCGGCAAAGAAAATCCGCATCCGACCGTGGAAGTACCCGGAAGCCAATCCCCCGACCGATAACCTGGTTGTCAAGCTATGTCAGGATGCCGGTGGTGTCCCCGGCACGGCTCTGGCAACCGTAACCATCCCGGCGGGTGAAATCGGGACATCTTCCGATTGGACGGAGAAGGAGTTTGCAAGCGCGGTCAACCTGTCGCCGGGCACGATATACTGGATAACGGTTGAGCGCTCCGGGTCGGTAGATGCAAGCAAATATTTCATGGTCGACACCAATCTGGATTTAGGCTATCCGCGGGGCGACCTGTACCTTTGGTACACCAACTTATCGGCTTGGAAGCACGCGCCGCAGAAGGGAGACCTGAACTTCGAGCTTATCGGCATGGGGAGCGTGAAGGAGCAAATCGAGAACATCGTCACGACCTGCGGACAATTTTTGAATGGTGTAGAATTCCAGAGCAGTTTCGGCACAGAGACCAGGGTATTCCGCGAGGGATATAACACGGCTCTTTACGAGTTGAAAGAACTGCTCAAGCTGGAGAGCAATCGGGCAATTGCTTACGTAGATTCTAATCGCAAGCTGGTTTGTAAACTTCTCCCCTCCGAACCATCTACGGAAAGCGATTACTATTATCTGCGCAGGGATGGAAAGACGCGCTATCGAGCAGACGTTTTCGCCGGCGTCAAACTCGGCGAGTACTACTTGCTCGAAGATGCCAGGTTGAAGGTCGGCTTCTTGCCGGAAGAAGTCGAGTATCAGGGTGGAAGATGGCGCATTAGTCGGATTGCCGGACGCAGCAGTCCTTACCTGCTGGGGGAGGTGTACTGATGACGGAAACGGCGCATGAACTCTGGGAGCGCTTACGTCCCTTCGCCATGCGGGACATCGAGCAGCTTGCCAACCTTGCCAAGCGCACTTCTAGCAGCGAGGGAGGGGCGGAAATCGTGCTTTATGGTTCGAAGGTTCGCAGGTACACGGCAGATGAGGACGGATTGCGTGCGGCGATTGGTGCCGCTGCCGACTACGATACGATTACCATCCCTGCTGTACATATCCAACTCAACAGTACGCTAAGTATCCACAAGAAGATAAAACTTATCGGAGTTCGAGACCCTGTGCGGAACGTTTCTTTGGACACTTATCACAAAGGAGCCGTAATCAGTAATGCTCCTGGGTTTGTGAGTGGAAACTTAGTCTCTATCACTACTGGACAGGTTGCACTGGATAATCTCGCGTTTTTGTTCGCTGCGAACTCTACGACTCTTGCACGTGGAATTTATTGTCAATCTTCGGGATACTCCTTTCGAGATTTGCTAGTGTATGCTAGCAACAGCAGTTCTGGGACAACTTATGCAATTCAAGTTGCTTTAATGGCTGCCTTGAGTCGAGTTTACACATTTGCTTCAACTTCCTCTGGGACAGCTGCCGGTTTAGTCGTGGGACCCCATTCTGCAACAACACTTTACGCGGACTTGTGTTACTTCGAAGGGATTTCTACTTCTGGACAAGGGTATGGATGCATTACTTATTCTTGTACAGGTCAAATCGCACATTGTGGTTTTAGAGGTACGACTTACGGATTACAAATAGCAAGTTTTGGAGGTGGATAGATGGCTGTGATCAAGGTAATCGGGAGTTACGCTAATAAGGTTTTCGTCGCGGCAGGGGAGGAGTTACAAGTTTACGCGATGCAATATGATACGATTACCGTCGACGGCACACTGACCAAACTCAATGGTGACCTGAGTGGTGGGACGTCTACGTTTATCGGTCTTACGGATACGCCGAACAGTTATTCAGGTCAAGCCAACAAGGTTGTCTCCGTCAAATCTGCCGAAGACGGTTTGGAGTTCAAAGTCATCCCACAAGGTACGGGGTCGCAAAATCAAGTCGTCTTTTGGGACGTGAATAACCAGATTAAAGCCATAACGGGTATCGAATATGAGTCCACTTTGGACGCTCTAGCACTTATCGGCGACACCCTCTACGGAGATTATGGCGAGACCTTTTGGTCTCGTGGCTATGTAGACATACGACGCATAACCGATAGTTATAATCCGTTCTTGGCTTTTTGGCGCTCTCGCCAAAGTGGAAGTGGAGCGGTGCAGAACAACGACCTGCTCGGTCGAATTTCCGCTCTCGGTCATGACGGCACTGATTGGGCTAGTGGAAGTCGGGTAAGGATAAATTTGCGAGCAGCACAAAACTGGTCGAGCACGGCACACGGTACAAAGCTGGACGTGGAAGTCACTCCAACGGGAAGTACTACTCCCGTCACTGCGGTCACGATTGACGAAAATGGGCTCAAAAACGAGCGCACTAACACGGTGCGAACAAAGGATTATACACTGACCGTGCCAGGGACTGGAACGGCAGTGTTGGGTTCAGGGACAACTAATACTATCCCCAAATTTACGGGGACGAATGCGATTGGGAATAGTGTAATGAGTGAGATTTCGGATGGAGTGCAGATTCAAACTGGAAAGACTTTGGTACTAAATGGGTATGGGTTGGATACTATAGGTTATTTGGCAAAATTTCCTCAAAATACTATTAGAGACCACTTCACAACTAGTAATATGTCATCCTATTGGAATGGGTGGACATATACTCCAGGTACTGTTAATTACAGTTCTCGTAATCATTTTCTTATTCCTTATAGCAATGCTGCTAATAGTACTTTTTTCTTATACAAGACTCAAACTGTTCCAACAGATGGATCTCAAATGGAGGCATGGATTGGGACAGACCTGAAACAAACTAGTGCAGGAATACGTATGGATAATGGTTACGTTGACAATACAAATGAATACTCTGTAGAACTTTATCTAAAATCTGGAGTTGGGTCATATCCTTCAGGTGTTGCATTGTTTCTCCGAAGAAATGCTTATGGAACAATAACAGAAACGCAATTATGCGACCAATTTCCACCCTCCAAAGCGTATAGAGTAATATTACTACTTACTGGCACAACTGTATATGTTTATGCAGGGGATGAAATATTTATTGGTGTGTCAAGTTTAGGTGAAACTACAATAGGTTCTAATATAACATTCCAAAGACATGGATTATTTGTCAGAGCAACTACCTCAGCTCAACGAATGGGACAATTTCATTATTACGCAACCAATTTCTAGGAGGACTTGTGGACATTTATCGTACAAAACACAACTCAATTTATACACAATCCAAAAAATACCCAGCTTTGTGGGTAGAAATAATGCTATCTGACAAGGATACAGAAGAAGCTGCAGAGCAAAAATTGTTAGAACAATTGCAAAAAGCAGAAGCAGAATACGAACAAAATATGCATTTTATGCCAGACGAGGAAGGTAATCTAATCGAAATTCAAAAAGACAAACCAACATTATCAACTATTAAACGCTGGATTCGCCAGTATCGCAATCAATTACTTGCCGAGAGTGATTTTGCTGTTTTACCTGATGTGCAAACTAACAAGTCTGCATGGCAAGCATATCGGCAACAATTGCGGGATTTGCCAGAGACGTGGAGGTTAGATACCGAGACTCCGAGTGTGGATGTATCGCAAATTCTGGAGTACGCGGATGTGGTAAAATTGCCGTTTCCGCAGAAGCCGGGTTAGAGGAGAAGCGGACAATGGATGGATTCGTTGTTAATAAATTCCTGAGGCAAATCGGTTATATAACCGTTCGGTCCGGCGTGTCTTGCGAAAAATGCGGCGGTAGACCCAAGGCGGTATTGCTCCATAAGGGCAAACATCACGTTTATTGTCAGACTTGCTTTGAGAAGTTGAAACCTCCCAAAGACATAAGCATATCCGATTTACATCGCAAAGAGGACTCGTTATGACAGAGCAGACAACAAGCGAGCGGAGACGAGATTATCCGGAAATCCTGAAACGCATCGAGAGCATCGAGGAGACCTTGCGCGGCAACGGCAAAGACGGGTTGATGGTGCAAGTAGCGCTCATCAAGCAGGAAAGCCTTGTCATCAGCTCGAAAATCGATGACATCGAAAGTAAGCTGAGCGACATTACCTGCACCATCAACGAACTGCGCCTCGGACTAGAGGTAGAAAGGAGGACGCGCGCGGAAGAGAAAGAGCAGAAAATCGATTTTCGGTTTATCGTTGAGCATATCATCATCCCGATTGCCATCCCCCTCATCGGCGGGGCAATCTGGGCAACCATCTATATCTCAATCAATGCAAAAGGAGGTATCCCATGAACGGACAAGACGTTGTCAACGGCATTCCCATCTTGTTTGTCGTTATCGCCGTGGTCGAGTATCTCAAAAAGCTCGGAGTTGACGGCAAAGCCCTGACGGTAGCCAGTCTGCTTACCGGGGCAGTACTCGGCATCGCTTACCAGCTTCTTTATCTCAACTTACCGCCGACCCCGGAAAACGTCTTTACTGCTGTCGTTTACGGGCTGGTGCTGGGGCTGACGGCAAGCGGTGTGTATGATGCCCAGAAGAGCGCCGCAAAATGAAAGCGTTGAAGTATCCCTTCGTGGGAAGCTATCCAATCACCCAAAAGTTCGGCGAGAACCCGCAGGTTTACGCCCGTTTTGGCTTGGACGGGCATAACGGCGTTGATTTCGGTCTCCCTGTCGGAACGCCCGTCCTCGCCTGCGCCGACGGCGTGATTGAGCAGGTCAAGATGGATGCGCAGGGTTATGGACTGCATATCCGCCATCGGCTGGATTCGGCGTTTGGCAGGTATCTGGTCATCTACGCCCACCTGAGCCAGACGCTGGTCAAGCCGGGGGACTGGGTGATGTCCGGGCATCAAATCGCCTTGAGCGGTAATACCGGCTTCTCCACCGGCCCGCATCTGCACTTCGAGGTTCGGCTGGATAACAAAGCCGTTGACCCTCTGCCGCTGCTGGAGACAAGCGCAGAAGATGCCCAAAGCGAGAAGCTCCAGCCCGGCTTTGCGCGGGTGAGCGCCGAAGCCGGGCTGGTCATCCGCCTGAGCGGGCAGAGAGACGGAGACAACCGCCGGGGCTTGCTCAAGTACGGCGACACGGTCGAGGTCGTGCGGGAAGCGAACGAGAACGGCTATGTCGGCATCGTGCTGTATGTCAGCGAGAAGTACTTGACAAAGTAATACTTTCGGCGTATAATCTATGTTGGATTGAGACGGCGCCCCCTACGTTCTCATCCTTTACCGCCCGCGACTTCCCGGGCGGTAAGTCTTTTAACCCCGCTTGACATCGGTCAGGAAGTACTGTAAAATAAAACCGGCATGGAAATTAGCTCCTTTCTTGCCTTCCTTCACTTTGCAATAGCCGTGCGAAACGGCTATTGCAATTTTTTAATCTTTTAGAGCAAGTCATATGACTCAAAATCCGAGAAATCGTTTATATTTGTATTGACCAGATTTTCCAGAATAGAAAGGAAGTCCAAAATGTTTTACAACCCCGGCGAAATTCTAATCATCAACCCAAGGTTAGCCGCTAAGCTGGGTCTCAACGAAGCCATCATCCTCCAGCAGCTCCACTATTGGCTTGAGATGCCCGGCGTCGGTGAGATTGACACCGACGGCCACAAGTGGGTTTATAACACCTACGACCAATGGCACGAGAACTTTCCGTTTTTCTCCGTCATGACCATCAAGAGAACGTTCCTAAAACTTGAAAAGGACAGCATCATCGTTGCAAAACACAAAGCGCGTTGCGGGAGACGAACGAAGTACTACCGCATCAACTACGAAGCCCTGCGCCGTCTGGAAATTGAAGAAGCCAACCCGGGAACGCCAGAAACACCGGAAGACTACCGCGGCGAACTTCCCCTTCCCCCAACTCTAGAAGAGCTTGATAGATTGGAGGAAACATCGTATCAAAATGACATCCAAAGCGATGCATTAACATCATCATATCAATTTGAAACGCAATCATTGTGTCAGATTGATACGTTAGCATCATATCAATCTGACACGTTCTTAATTAACAAAGACTACGAATCCAAAGACTACGGTTTAACAGAGACTACAAAGGCGCGCTATCGCGCGCGCGAGCCAGGGGGGGTTGATTTTTGCGAACGACCGGCTGTTCAGGAAAGCGAGGACTTTCGGGAAAAACGCGCGAAGCGGAGCGACGCGCGGAAAGGCGCCGCCGCGAATTGCGCCGTCCTTGAGGAGGTGCCGCAGGAGGAAGTTTCCGCGGGCGATTTCCGCTGGCTCAAGAAGCAGTATCATGAGCTTGCGCGTGCCTTTCTGGAATTTGCCGGAGATGTCTATTACCCGCGCACGGCATCGGAGCGCAAGCTCTGGTACAAGACGTTGCATGAGTGGTATCTGATTGACGCGCGCCGCGAGGATGTGCGGGAGGCCGTCCTGAAACTGCGCAAGGACGGCTTGACGATTGGGGGAATCCAGAGCATCACCAAGACCTTGCGCGCCGTGAAAGCATCTGCGCATTACGACCCGCTTGAACTGCTCGGTTATCAGCGGCTTTGAGCGGATTTTCTGCAAGACAGGAGCTAAAGGATGGAGGAAGTCTTATTTTGCAACCAAGATGCCGAGAAGGCCGTTCTGGGGGCATTTTTAATCGACCCCAACCTGTACTATGAGTGTGACCTGACCCCGGAGCATTTCGCGCTCGGCAAGCATCAGGTCATCTTCCGCGCCATCGAGCGTCTGGTCAAGGCGGATGTCAACCCTGACCTCGTGACCCTGCGCGAGGAAATCGAGCGGATGGGAAGCGGGGAAGTCGTGACCTATGCCGATTTGTTGGAGCTAATCAATGCCACGCCGACCACATTGCACTTCGACCATCACGTGGGGGTCGTCAAGCGCCACCACCAGCGCCGCATCTTGCTCTCGGTCTTGCAAGATGCGGTTGGGCGGTTATCTCTTGATGATGACCCGGATGCGGTCAAAAAGCAGATTGTGGATGGCGTGTCGATTGCGTCTGAGGGAAGGGGGGCGGTAGGACTGCTTGAGCACCTGGATGCCGTATACGATGAGATTTACTCCAGATTCCGCGGGGGGCGCAGGCTTCCAGGTCTGCCGACCGGCTTTTCGGATTTGGACGATGCCATCGGCGGGGTGGATATCGAGAACGGCATGCTGATATACATCGCCGGCGAGCCCGGGGCAGGCAAAACGGCATTTGCCCTACAGCTTGCCGTCAACCTTGCCGATGAGCGCTACGGCAATACGCCGGGAGCGATATACTCGCTTGAGATGTCCGCCAAGCAGCTAATTTACCGCATGGCGTCAATGGTCGGCGAACATTCCATTTCAAAGCTGGTTATCGGCGATATCGGCGGTTGGGAGGATGAGCTTGTCAAGACATTCGACCGTCTATCCGGTCTACCTGTTTATCTCTGCGAGGACGCATCGCTGACCACGGCGTCCTTACGCGCGGATTTGGCGAGACTGCGCCAGAAGGGCGTGCGCTGGTTTATTCTCGACTATCTGCATCTGCTCAACGGCTACAATCAGCTTGACGACGTCCAACGCACCGAGAGACTGTCGCGCGACCTGGTCGAGATATGCCGGACGTTTCGCATGGCGGGGATTGTACTTGGGAGCGTGACCAAGGACGTGATGGACGGCTCTGCGCCGACCAAGCGGAGTCTACGCGGTTCTGGGCAGATAATCCATGATGCGGATGTCGTGATGTTCATCGCCGAGGCGCAGAAGGGGTTGGTGGTTGGAAACAACGGGAGTCTGGCGCGGACGGTGATGATAGAAAAGAACCGCAACGGCAAGAGCAAGGTTGCGTTTGACGTTATCCTGAACCCGGATCGGGGGATGAAATTCCTGCCGGTCCTCAAGACAGAGATAAGGTTTTAGCTTTAGGAAAGATTAAAGTAAGATTAAAGTTTCCAAAACCTCTTGACATCTTTAGAATAATATGTTATGATATAGACAATCAAACGGAAGTCTAACAAAAAGAAAGGAGCTAAAAATGAACCCCAACACCAAAAAACTCTCGAAAAAGCAAAAAGCGACAGTACAAGCGCATTCTTTAGGTGATGTGCTGATTGTTAACCGCTACACTGCCCCTGAGTTTATCGGAACTTATTACCAAGACGGCATCCGCTACAAGCTGTTTTACCAGTTTGACCTGGTGAAGCAGCTTCACTGCATCGGAATTTGGAAATATTGCGAGTTTAACACTATCAAGGCTACAAGTCGTTACTATGACGGCGCAATCACGAAAGAGCAGGCGATTTCGGCCGTTATCGATGCGTTTTCTTTGACCGAAGGGGGGTAATGTGAACGTGAGCTATATCGACCAGATTAAAAACTGCCTTCAAGCCAGCATCGATGCTGGCTTGAACGCCATCCTGATTTCCCCCCCGGGCTGGGGAAAATCCAAGATGGCATTTGAGAGCGCCCGGTCGCTCTACGGCGACCAGGTGCTCTTCCTCGAGCTTTCCCCCTCGACGCCCCCGGAAGTAGTCGAGGGGGCAATTGACCTGGCCGCCCTGCGGGAAGGGCGTCTGGCGCGCAACATCGAACGCACGCCCTACGACCCGTCTGTCAAGCTCGTCATTTTGGACGAGTTATGGCGGGCGAACGAGGTGGTGTTCGATTTACTATTGCACGCCACCCAGCCGGTAACGCGCGTTTCTCCCCCAGTTTTCTGGGGGACAAGCAACTTTATCAGCAGGGACAAGCGGTTCGATGCCCTGCGCGACCGTTTTGCCTTATGGCTCTGGCTTGAGCCGGTCTTCACTCGCGACGCCATTTTAGATTCGCTTGACCTCGCCCTCACCCCTCCCGGCGAGCCGGTCATGGAAACCGCCGAGGCGCGGGAGCGCGCTTTCCAACTCGCCGAGCAGGCAATCGGGAGCGGGTTTGGGGTCAACCCGCGCATTTTCGGCTACTGGGTGCGGGTGTTCGAGCGCTGCCCCAATCCGCTCGATGCTTTGTTGTACTGTTACCCCCTAGAGGGACCCGACCAGGCGTCCCGCTGGTCGGAGGTTATATCGGCAATCGCCGACCCGGAGGCGGCCGCCGTCCAGGGCTTCATGGCGACCGTGGAACTGCGCCTGAAAGACCTTGACGGCATGAGCCGGCATGACGGCATTGCCCTCTTTGGCGAGCTGGTCGCAGAAGCCGAGCGGGCGCTCGGCGGATATGAAAAGGGCAAGGAAGCGGTAGAGGTGCTGAAGAAACGATTTTTAGATTACGTTGCCGGAGGGAAGTCATGACCGGCATTCCCTCTTCGGTCGGCGGCATCATGGCGACCAGGGTTGGTCTTGACCCGATGCTGGTTGCCCTCGGTCGTCGGCTTCCTAACCCGCTGATGAAGGATGATGACTTCCAGGCCGGCATCGCCAACGACCTTTTCTGGAAGTTCTTCGCGGGTGGGGAGCTTCCCCACGACCCGCGCGTCCGCCCGAACGCAGGTCTCCTAGACATCCTGGAGGAGCGGAACGTCTTCGGACGCAAGACGGTCGGGCGCCTGTTCCTCTCCCGCGCCGCTGCCGTCCTAACCTGGGAGGCGATTGCGGAACTTGCGCGTGAATATCGCCAAAATACCACCCGAGTTGTGAGCCAGCAGGATTCCTTCCGTGAGCTGTTCGAGGAAGGAAAACTCTCTCCAACCTTTTCGGCAATGCTTGCCGAAAAACTTGCCCAAGTCCCAAAGGACCTGGAGACCGCGAATGCGATTGTGCGGTCTGTCGGCAAGGAGGAGGGGGAACTCGGCCAGGTCGACGTCACGGGAATTATCAATCTGGCGCGCAAGCTCGACGCCGAGGTCTTGCGCCGTTTTCTCGGCGCGGCGCGGGCGATGCTTGCGCCGCGGAAGGTACGCGTTCGAGAGTCGCGCCTTACGCGCGATATTCTCAACGCCTTTCCGACCGAGCGCCTACTGCTCTTTGACGAGCAGTTCGGCGACTATAAACTGCTCCAGTATGCCCGGCATGGGCTGCTGGGGCTTGAGCCCTTCGCCGAAGGAGGACATGGCGGGGACATCTTCGTCCTCATCGACGGCAGCGGGTCGATGCTGGATGATAACCGTCTGGTATGGGCGCATGCCCTATTCCTGGCGTTGCTTGAGGCAAGCAGGGATAGCCGCCGCCGCTGCCGGGGCGCGGTATTCGGCTCGGCAGGAGAGTATCTCTTCCGCGACGACCCGCTGGGCATCATCGGCTTTTCCTTCGGCTTAGGGACATCATTCGACTACGCTCTGACCGAGACGATGAATCTTGTTAAGCCCGGTGAGGAAATTATCATCCTCACCGACGGCGAAGACAGCGTCGGCGAGGACGTCAGGCAGAAATTCCTCGCCGGCAGTTACAGGCTGACCACCATTCTCATAAGGTCAGGTAATCAGTCTCTAAAGGAGCTATCGCGCGCCGTAATCTCCATCGATAACATCTCGCAAGGCGCGATTGAACGCGCAGCCGAACAGCTACGCAAAAGTATTTTTGAGGAGGAATAGACATGGGAATAGACATGGGAAACGAAGAATTTAAAAAGGCTATGAAGTTGGTCGAGGGAATGATGAACGGCATTGAAGTTGTTGCGGAAAATCTCGACCTGATTTTCGGCGTCTTTACCGCCTGTCTGGATGTCGCCCGCACGGCTTTGACCCTTGAACGGGTCGAAGCCGGCGCTTTTCGCGACCTGCTCATCGAACTTACCGGCTATTTCGAGCGCCAGGACGCCGCCGGACAGTTTATCATCCAGCGCTTTATCATCGCCTGGATGATAAACTTCGTCCGCATGATGGCGGACGAGTTCGAGTCTACCGACAAGGGCCGGGCGCATGAACTGCGCCTGCTGGTCGGGCGCGCCTTGCGCTCAATGGGGATTTACGATGAGCAGAGCGGTGACTGCAAGGTCTGCGGCGCCGCGTCACTATTTGGCGTCAACCCCCATGAAGAAGATTGCGTTTACGGGGGGACGCGCTATAAGAATTTGTACATTCGTGGGGGTAGGAATGGCGAGTAGTTATCCGGCCGGATTGGTGAGGGATGTCTTGCGCATCTGTCTGCAGATGCTTGAGTCTTTGTCGTCAGAAGAGATTGCCTTTGAGAGTGAGGATGACTTGCGTTTATTCCTGCTCTCATTGTTGATGGTAGTTGGTGCGGTTGCTGACAGTTATGAAGAAGATGGAGAAGGTGTCCTGAGGATTATATCTCGGGGGCTGATTCATATGATAGCGGAGGATATACATGGAGACGGCGAGCAGACATATTAGTTTGCTTCTCTTATTGTCCACTTTTGCGCTGGCGGCGGCGTCTGTTTTAGCGATAGCGCCGGTTGAGGACTTGGTCATCCTTCCCCATGCGCTTGGTCATTCGGCAGAGCTATGGTGTGCCGAGCGCATCCAGGCGTATATGTCCGGCAAGTGCAAGCCCCAGGTCTGTCAATGTCAAACGCGCTCTTATTACCTCTGCCCCGACCCGCGCCACGGCGCGCGCTGGCTGGGGCTGGTTGTGACCGGTGACGGCAAGGTTATCACCGGTTTCACCGCCAGGCGGGAGTACTGGCAGAAGAAAATCAAAAACTGTCTTTGCATGAGGTGAAAGAAGATGGAAAAGATAATCTGTCTGTCTGTGTTGATTGTTCTGGTCTTCTTCTATTCCGTCCTGCTGTACTCGCTCCTGCGGGTAGCGTCTTGGGCGGACGATAAAATCGAGGAGATGCGCGATGAGCGGGAAGTATAAAGTGCTTGAAGGCTTCGCGTGGCTGATGATAGCCGCGCGGGACGAAGACGAAGCCCTGGCGATTGCCGGGCGGTTCTACGGCGTTGATGAGGACAATATCGACATCGTCTTTGTCAACGGTTATTATTTCGCGCGCGTGCGCGAGGAGGCAAAAGATGGAAGAGATAATCCACAAGGGAAATGACGTTTACGTCAAGGTCGATGGGGAGGTCTACAAGCTGATGCGCATCAAGCGCATCGTCCGCACGCATCTTGCCGACTACTACGTCATCGACCGCGACTATTTCATGCCCGACAAGCAGCAGATATTGTTTGCTGGCGTTAACAGAGATGACCTGTCGTCGAGGTCGCTCGATTCCGTTATTACCCTGCGCGCGCAGGGCATCGACATCGCCGAGATGTGCGGTTACCGGCTAATCGATGTCGTCTACCTCGGCGACATGGCGGTTGAGAACCTGCTCCATGACGTATACATCTTCGTCCGCGTCCATGAGTCCGAACTATAGCCGTACAATCAATCTTATCTGCGACCGCCTGGGGATAGAGCGTCCCCAGGCGGAGTTTCGTTTTCACCCGGTGCGCAAGTTCCGCTTTGATTACGCCTGGCCGTCGCGCCGGTTATATGTCGAGATAGAGGGGGGCATATGGGTGCGTGGTCGGCACGTCCGCCCGGCGACGTACGAAGTCGACTGCGAGAAGTATAACCTCGCAACCCTGATGGGCTGGCGCGGCTTCCGCTTCACGCCGGCGATGCTCAAGGACGGGCGGGCACTTAGGACGCTGGCGGACTATTTCAGAGCGGAAAGATTAAAGGAAGATTAGAGTTTCCAAAATCTCTTGACATTGCTATCATAATATGTTATTATATAGACAATCAAACGGAAGTCTAATAAAGAAAGGAGCTAACGAAAAATGAACCCCAACACCAAAGTAATCTGTTCAAAGTGCGGCAAGGCTGAAGAATACCATCGAGCCCGTTCTCAGGGCTGGCTGGTAGCGTTACGCAAGGGCTCGGATTGGAAAATGGTCATCCGCTGTCCAAAGTGCGTGACACCTTATGCCAAAAAGATTGCCGTAAAGTAGCGTGAATTAAAAGCGAGGGTCTCCAAAAGTCAGTAAACTTACATCTTCCTCAGGAGACCCTCACTCAATCCAAAAGTCAACCCAAAAGAAAGGAGCAAACGAAAAATGAACCCCAGAAAATTCAAATTCATCAATCTGACACCGCACACCGTCCGTATTATTCACAATGAAGAAGTCATCGAAATTCCGCCATCCGGAACGGTTGCCCGGGTGGATACCATCCGGAAGCAGACTGGCACTATCAATAATATTCCTGTTTATTCCGTGCGGTACACCAGCATCAACCTCCCGGACCCTGAGTTATATACCTTTTACATCGTCTCTTCCCTGGTGCAACAATATGCCCCCTGGCGTAAAGACCTTGTCAGCCCCGATACGTCGCCCGACTCCGTCGTCCGCGACGGCGACGGCAACATCGTTGCCGTGCGCGGCCTTATGCGCCTTGGGGACGCGAGTTGAGTTGAAAGGAGGTGATGCCATCTTCTCTTCTTCTCCCAATCAAGGGGGCGCAAGCCCCCTTCTCGTATTTAATCAATCGAAAGGAGGTGTATATGAGGTACAGTGAGCCGTACGACAAAAGGCTTAACATCGTTCTCCCGGAGCGCATCTACAAGATGCTGCTCCAGGTGTGGGAAGCCGAAAAGCGCTCCGACCCCTCCCGGCGGTTGACCCTCTCGGACGTCGTCCGCCGGGCGCTCATGGAATATTTCAAACAGAAAGGAACTTCTAACAATGGAGGAAGCTAAAGTAGTCACTTTCTTAAAGGTCAAGACCGCGCAGGGAGACGATTTGCATATCACCATGCGCGGCGATGACGAGGGTATCATCCTCGCGCTCATCGAGTACGTCGCCATGATGAGAAGTAAAGGATATTTCCAATTTCCGGACTTTCCCCAGCCCTCTCCCCAACCTCAACCCCCGCAAACCGTCCAACCCAAGCCGTCTCCACCCCCTGCCCAGACCACCCCGCCTCCCCCTCCAAAGGATAACGGAACGGGCGAAACAGAGGAAATCGATGTCGTAAAACTGCGCCGAATCGTCAGCAAGACCGGCGCAGACATCTTGGTCGTATTTGCCTCAGACAACGCCGAGTTTTTCTACTATGATAAAAACCACCCTTCTCACTGGGTGCAGTGGCCGCTCCGCACCGACTTCTCCCCGCCGGACGGCATGAAGCGTGCCAGGGTGGATGTCGAAAAGAAAAGAGTTCTGTCTTTTATCTGAGGGGGAAAAAAGATGAATTGGTGGGAAGGCGAGGAATATAAAGACTACGCCCAGGCGATATGCACGGTCTCCGGGCTGTCGCCTGGGCAGTATCATTATGGGCAAGTACTGCTTGCCCCAAACGGCGCTTATGGAGCTTACGGACTCAAGCAGCGCTCGAAATCCGTCAGCTCCGAAACGCTTGTCCTGGTCGGATACTGTCCGATGCGCTGGATTATCCAGTTATCTCAGGATTTGCGCATCGTCTTTGATTTCTGGCCCTGCGGAGAGTCCTCTCCGCAGGGTTATGAGAACCTGGGCATGGAGGACATCATGTTCTTCGACAACGACGCCTCCAGGCTCAAGACGATTAGTGCCTTGGGAGACGCGCAAATCTCCGTTTCCCTCCGCAACATCTACGAAGCCATGTTTTCCGTCTGGGAGGGAAAGCGGAAAATAAGCGCCAACCCGTTTTACAAGATGCAGGGGGGATATGCTTCTTACACTTATTCCATCCTCCGCTACGCCGAGCTGCTTGTCAACGACGACACGCGCCTGTTCATCCGCAACTACCCCGATGGGGAATTTCTCCCCATCGGTCAGGCGAATCTCGAACAGGCCATCAATGACCTGCTCAACGGCACAGACACGGTGTATTTAGGAGATGTCTATAAAATCGAGCAGAACGTCAAGCTTCTCGAAAAGCTACTCAAGCGCGAAGAAACCGCGTTGCAAATCTATTTACAGCTTGCAGAAAGGAGGAAAAACAAAGAATGAAAGTCGACATCAACTCATGCTATGTCATCGACAAAAATCATTACGTTTTTTGCGGTGACATCTGCGACCCGCGCTTTGTCTCCGATGTTCTGTCCCCGTCTCTACCCCCTTATTTTGACCATATCTTCATCGACCCGCACTGGGGGACGGTTACCTTGCGTGTAGTCTACGATGAGCTTGGTCTTCCCCAGCCTTCGTATCCGGACTATCTCTCATCGCTTTTTGTTCTCTGTGCTTTACATTCCATTTCGAGCTCAACCATTGCCGTTGCCGCCCCGCCCCGCGCGCCGGGTTTGGTTTTCAACGAGCTATTCAAGCTCGGCTTCACCCAGTCCTGGCGGGTTCTCGTCCCTTATGGGATTGGGGATTTCG